TTCCCAACTGAAAGGAAAAACACCCTGGATTTGACCCGGGGTGTCACCATCGCTCAATCGTGAGCGGAATCTTCTTTTCTTTACTGAATCCTCGTCTCTCAACCGTCTCGTGGCAAGAGAAACATAAGCTAACGAGGTTGTCGTTCTCAAGGCAAAGATAAGGCGCTTCAATTAAGGGTTGAATATGATGCACATATTTCGCCTTACTCAACCGTATATTCTTGATTGGGAAATCACTCTTCCATCTTCCGGCACATCGCTGGCATTCACCATGATCCCTACCCATGATTTCTTCCCGTTTATCTCGCCATTCTCTAGTCTTGTAAAACTTGATCGGATCCACGGTAATGATGGCCACTAGTTCCTCGAGTGTTCTCATTTGCCTCCAATTACGCAAAAAAGACGGTGATTGCCGTCTTTCGGTTAGTTTTTAATAATCTTGTTTGGGATTTATCTACACCTTTACCCCATAACATAATAGCACATTTTTTCTCCGTACTAGTCCGGATTTTCAGACCACAATACGAATCTCTTGATTATACCTTCGGTTCGCTCAAACATTGTAGTCCTAGCGAGACCTAGATCAGCACATATTTGTTCAATCGATGTTTTTTTGAAGAAGCGTTCAATCAGTATTTTTCTTTCACTTTCGGATGAGTACCCAAGCAACTGTTGAACGATATCGACACTCCTTTGGTAATAATCAATTTCCTTCTGAACACGTTCCTTCGCTTCCATGTTCAGGATGATCCGATGTCCGTGATCCATCGGGTTTTGCGGTAATTTTGCGACACTTGAGCCAACTTTCGTCGATTTAGCCTCCAATTCTTCCATTTTCTTGGACAATTCACAGATTTCCGTAATGTAGTAGTCATAATTCTCGAGAGCGATCTTGACGTCCCGTTCTTTGATTTTGGTAGCCTCCCCTCTGTCTAAAACAACGAAGTCTGTATCTCTTTGACAACTTCCGGATCCGCAAGTCGAGAGTAGTATGTGATTTCATTCTTCAGTTGCTCGAATGAATTGACTCGTTGCGACCACTTCATCCCCTTATGCTCCACGTCGATTCCGAAGGTGAAATTCTTTTGATTTTTTATATATACTCTTGTGCGTTTGATCGCTCCCATGATGCATTCCGAACCAAACAACACGGTTTGAGTCCAAGAGATTCGCGGAAACTCTTCTTGAAGAATTTGAAGTAACTTCGCACTAGACTGCGGCGCACTGTTCAAGTCGAACCACCGTCGCTTTCTTCTTCTTGTTCAACCACTTTTCCCATTCACCCACGAACATCGCTATCTCATCACTCATTTGTTTGTTATCCCGCCCTTTGACCTGGACTATCTTTTTGTTCTTGTATTCCATCGTATAGAACGAAGTGTTTGGTGATTCTGACTTTCGGATGAATAGAATGACCGTCGCCCCATCCAACACACGTTGCGAGTAACTGCCGACGCAATGATTCAACGCCCTCCCCTCTTCATGAATCTCTGAGATGCTTCTCGGTGCGACAATCCTTAACTCCTGATGTTTGAATTCAAGCTTACGAATCTTCTCGTAGATTTCTTTATACGCATTTGTCTCCAACTCCGCTTTCAATGCATTGAACTTCCCTACCGCATCGTCATGTGCCTTATTGAGATCCTTTGGAAAAGCCAGAATCGTAGTATCCGGTTTGAGCCCGATCTTGACCATCATCTCGATGTAGTCGATATAGTGATTCAATCGCACATAATCGAGATGACGACTCGCTCCACATCCAATCTCCTGCTTCACTTCATCTTGGACATATCGGATGATCTTCGAGTGACTCATTCCTGTGATTTTATTCATCGCGATGATTTTCAACGCATTGTCTCTTACTCCTACCATATCCACTTCTTCGAAGGTGAGTTTCACCCCAAGTTTCTCAAAAGTGCGATAGACGATCAGATGCCTGGTCGAAGCATTGTTCTCGCGAATGAATTTCGAATACCGGCGAAGGCTTTCTGGGCGAACGTAGCGATGGTCCGTTGAGAAACTGATCACTTCCTCATAGAGATTTGTCATCCCGAGTTTGTAGAGATACTCGACCCAAGGATAGTTGGTTGCTTCCCGCATGTATCGCATCGCGTACCAGCTCAAATTCTTCCCATGCTTCTTTTCTGTGAAGGAACCCACACCAGAGTATCTAAGATCCGTATCCGAGAGGAACGCTTCGAGCGACTCCGGGAAAAACTCAAAGCTTTTCTTCATCCGGAATTCATAATCACTGAGTCTGAAGTTTCCTTCATCCCACGTTCCAGATCGTCGCGTGTACTTGTTGAAGTACGGTTCGTCCCCTCGGATCGGGTGCTTCCGATGCTGGTAGCACTGACCTTTGTAGATGGTCTCTCGCTCGACTTCGTCGATGCTAACCATTTCCTTCATATCCGACACATAGTGGCGAATCATGTAGTCACGCTTTACGATCCGTCCCTCATATTTCTGCAAGACTCTGGCGAACATATGTGTTTCCAAGTTGCGATAGTTCGTCCGCTTGGTGATCTGTTTCAACACGTAGGGGGTTTGACACATCGGGCACTGATCCGGTGATGCGCTCAGGATCGCCTTCCCAAATCGATGTCCACAGTGACCGCAATAGTAGAATCCATCTTTCCGAAAGAGATAGTGCGGCATCTCGTCATAACCGATACGCGCCAGTTGAGGGATATCAGGAATCTCGATGATGACTTCTTCAGTCGTCAACTTCGTCGGTTTCATCTTCTTCATCTTCGTCATTGTCCCCTTCCAATTCAGTTGGAATCTCATCCATGAAGTCGAAGATTGATAGGTTCGAACCCGTGTCCGTCTTTTTCTTCACGCTGGGTTTGATGGACTTACTTACTTGCTTCTCTCTTTCGGCTTGTGAGGTCTGGACCGGTCGGCTGCTAACTTTGCCGACGGAAGCGACTTTCGTTTCAGAACCAAGAAAATACTGTTTGATGATCTTAAAGCCTTCTGAATCACTGATTCTGAAGCGATGGTTCTTTTTCGCCTCAGCCACAAGGTAATTCATCGCATCTTGGATTGTCTTTCCTTCAATGAGTATCCCGACGAACAATTCATCATCCTCTTGTTCACATAGGAAATTATGAACTTCATCGATGGTTTCATCATGCGGCTGGTTCATTTCGACAAGCATTTTCGCCAGTGCCTGTTCTTTGAGTGTTAACGTCATTTTCCCTCCATGTCCCTTACTGGGACTGAATGCCTTCATTGAGTTGATCCAATGTGAATCCTTTACTGGTCCAGTTCAATAAGACGCGGTCGATGTAAGCGATGCTCACTTTTTGGTACATCACGGACTCCCTCAATGCGTGTATGAAATAGGCATCACCCACCTTCTCAAGCCAGTAAGTGATCTTATCGATCTCGTTGGATGAGAGAGGTCGTTTGAATTCTTGCTCGATGACTTCGAAGACTTCAAGCTCATTTTTCTCTCGCGCGGTAGAAGAAAGATCTTTTTCTTTATCTCTTTCTTCTTCTAAATCTAAATCTAATTCTGTTGCGTTACATGGCGTTACGTGTAACGTGTCTGTAACGTTACATGTAACGTTACCCACTGCGTTACCTTCGATTTGTTTCTGTCGATAACTTGCCACTCTGCGCCGGGTACTCTCACGGATTTTTTCCAATTGGTCCGTGTTCTGATGTTTCTCCCAGTTGGTTAGATATATCTTGTTATCGATCATCTCGATCATTCCCAACTCCTTGAAAATGTTCAATGCCAACTGGACGGACTTCGTATCCCGGTTGAAGATGCTGGCCAACATTTCGTCGGTATAAGCGATCCGATCCGTCATCATCAACAACCCGTTTGAATTCGACTTTCCAGCCAGACACAGGATTCTGAACCAAATGACGATGGTCTCGTCGCCATTCGGCAAGGTTTCGATATACTTGATCTTCTCATCATCGAAAATGTTCGTGACGATCTTGATCCATTTGACTTCAGCGGCCATTGATCAATTTCCTCTCCAGGACGATTTTATAGCATCGATCCAACCGACTCACATCCACAATTCTGCATTTGTACCCAAGAATCTCCAGATGCTTGATATACTCCTTTTCTTGACCAAGGATTCGATGTTTTTGGATGACTGTACATCCGTTACGCTCGAGCATTTCCAAGACATATTTCTGGACCGTCGCCTCTGCAATCATGAAGTCAAGCGCTCCTTGGAGGAGCTGCCATTTTTTCTCTGTGATTCTTGCACGCCCGTTTTTATGAAGCATCAGCATGAAATAATCCAACTCGCACTTCTGCGCGAGGTCCTTCCACCGGAATTGATAGCGTTCCATTTCTTGAACCAACTGGACCCTGCGTTCTTCACTAATCTTTATTTCTGATTCATCAAGCGGCTTTCGACCCTTCTTTTTTGGTGATGGAAGCTCTTGATTTTGATTGTTTTGATCGTCCATTTTTACCCCTTTTTTTCTCTATTTCGGTGGAGCGATAACCTTAATATTATCGGCCCTTGTCAAAACGATGTTTATAGCCTTATTTCATGGGCTTTTAATACGTTTTTTTGATAGGGATACTTTTTGCAATTATCGACCCCTTTTTTCAGGCTTTTTCTCACCCATTTCTTCCATCTTTTTGCGCTTTTCGGCACTGGTCGATCGGGTATAAATCCGCGTCGTTTCTAGACTGGAATGTCCGAGGATGTCGGCCAGTTCAAGTACATTATTGAACTCTTCCATGTAGGACTTGGCGAAAAGATGACGGAAGCTGTGAGGATGAACTTTATTCAAATTCACCCTCGCGGCACCGGCGACTTTCTTCATACGCTTTCGGACGGTGCGTTGATGAAACTGGAATATTCGACCGGTCACAATATGACGATCCCGGCAATACTTTCTCAATTCGCGCGCCAAGTCTTGGATCAGGATGATGTCGCGGTCCTTCCCTTTGTTGCGCACATGGATATAGAATTTCTTCACGTTCTCGACCGTGAAGTAATCCAGCTCGCTGATGCGTATCCCTGACGAGGCAATGATTTTCATGATGAGGTAGATGTCTTCATACCCTAACTGTTTTGCAAAGCGTAGGAGCCGTTTATATTCGTTTGGTGACACCACATCTTCCAGGCTTGATTTCTGCTGCTGCTTCAATTTCTTGACGGAGAGATTTTCTTCTCCACACCACCGGATGAACTTATTCACCGCGACGATGTAGGAGTTGATCGTGGATGGCTTGTAGTCACCTGAGGTGAGTTTTCTCTTGAATGAAAGAACATCGTCTTTCGAGATGTCCTTTTCGTGCTGGATGAATTCAATGAACCCCTTGATATTGTTTCGATACTTGGCCAGTGTCCGATCCGACTTCTCCTGATACTTCAGTTCGATGAGGAATTCATCCAGTTGGTTTGTCATTTCGGATCTGTTCATCGATCAAGGCATCTCCGTCAGATTTTCAATGATCTCTTTGGCTAAGACGTCGGCGGTGGTGGAATCGATTCCACACGTCTTTAGGAGAATGTAATCGACGGCATCGAACTTCACTTGATCAAGCGGCTTCATATTACGTTTCGCAAGTAGAATGAGTTGTTGGCGGACAAAGGACCTCCGAAGCTTATAGATGACCATATCTCGTTCCTTCACCGTCTCGATCAGTTGTTTGATGCATTCCTCATCAGCCTTCCGAAGATTTCTAAGCGTCTCGATCAGATTGTTCTGGTCTTCGATTTCACGCGTCATGTTCGGTTTCCTCCGATTCGATATAAAACGTATTCAACAGATCCAGGTACCATGTCTCACTCTCAAGATGTGTGCTGAGATGCGTCCCAAGCACTTCGTCCGTCTTCAAATCGAAAACCGTGAAGGTGGCGGCGATCGTGTTATATAGAATGCGATCTTTCTTTCCGATAAATAGGATCCAATCGCTGCCTTGGTTGTACTGTTCCTGGCTTGAACGCGGAATACTGTAGCCACGTTCTCGAAGTAAAATCTTCACTTCGGCCAATGACCGTTTGCCTTTGAATGTCTTCATGAGTTAACCTCCTTGACCATGTTAATTGGTTCACTGGTTTGCATTATCATTTGTTTTCTATCCATTATCGACGTCATTACCAAACTCCGGTTTTTCACATCGTTCAAATTCGATCACCCATACCCAGGGATTCGATTTCCACTTGTATTGATCGTCTTTTACTGTTGAATCCCATAGTTTTTCAAATAATTGAATTGGTGGTATCCCTTCATGATCTGAAAACCCATATGGGTAGCCTTCCCAAAACAGTTCGTTGTGGTCACGTGTATTGATGGCTTGCAGTCGTTCAACCCTTACACCGGTGACTTTCAAGAAAATTCGTGCAGCTTCTTTGGGCATATGGATTGATGGCTTCCATTTAATTGGTTCATCTTCTTCTTCAGTGAACACAACATTTCTACGAATCATATCTTCGTAATAGCAATACTTCATTACATCGACGATTTCGTCGTACCACGTTTGCCACGTTTCGCGGATGTATAGGATGTCGCCGATATGACACGGAAACTTGACTTCTTTCCATTTATCGCTTAAGAAAAAGTACTTTTCTTCTCGATTGACCATGTATTCACCACATTCATCAAACATTACCGATTTACTATTCTTTTTAATCCCTATTTTGTCATAGCTCGTAGGAACTTTAATCACTCGCCTTGTGACCGTCTTGCGACCGTCAATGATTGCCCTCACCATTTCAGTGTTAAACAGGATCGGTTTCATTTCACTTCTCTGATCATTGAAATGGACCCGTGGAATAACTGATTGAAGTTACCGGATGTCTTCAGAAACTTTGGTAATGTGTTTGAATCGACTATGAACTCGATCATGGATCCATCATCGGATGTGCAACCTTGATGTTTGATATCTCCAATCATGGCATTAATCACTTTCCCATCTTCGAACTGAATGATATATTTCGATCCGACAGGTCCGTATTGAGGTCCCATCGCGACGAGAATGTTGCCATCGATCATCCTGAATCCGTAGTTCTTATCTGTAGTGGCTGATTGCTGGAGTTTATACTGGACCGAAGATTTTGAAGTAATTGCCCGAAAATCCATCCAGGACTTAAAAGTGGAGGTCGAACAGACTTCACGTGTCTCAGGTTCTTGATTCTGCCACAAGAGAAGCATTGCCTTGTTTTCTGCACTCAATTCATCGTTTTCGGACTGGAGAGCGATGACTGTGCTCCAGAGTGAATCATTCTCTTCCTGAATGTTTTCGAGTTCAAGCAACGTAGATTGGAGATGCTGCTCAAGATTGATGCGAATCAACGTTGACATGGATAGCGTGAAAGCACTGAAGAGAACAAATGCAATCAGGACCATGGTCATCCTTTGGTCTTTTGAACGTCTTACTGGCCGTGGTTGATTTAGGTTAGCGGACGAATTTTGATTTCTCATTTTTGTCTCCTTGATTATTTTCGCGGAAGATCCGCGCTTCATTTTCAAATTCTCGAACCGCCATTCGCTGTTCAGAAAATGAAATCTTTGAATTCCAGGCATAGGATCCGTTGGGTAAGACATGAAGCTCAGTCGCCAGGACAAACGGCGATACTTCGTCACGCCCCTTTAGTAATGCGATCTTCCCATAATCCGTATATCTGAGCACTTCATAGCGATCATGGTTCTGAGAGAGAATAATGAAGTTTGGTAGAGGCTTCATGTTCGCTTCTTCTCGATCAGCGGTAGGATATTGTGTTCTTTCAACAAGTTATAGAGGAATACTCTGCCGCGCTGCGTCCATTGGGTATTGAGCTTCGTATCCGGCCGACCGTCACCTCGCGTAATAGGCACTGTGACGGATCGCGTATATCCTTTGGCTTGGTGGTATTGATAGAGCACCCATTGATCATTCACTTTGAATTGTACTTTCAGGTCATGGAGCAATTGATTCATCTCGATCGCGGTCTTTCCATAGTCCTTTGCAATCTGCGTGATGGTCATGGTCAACTGGGACTGAAGGATGACATCCAGGTAATCGGATTTGGGTTGAAGTTCACCAATGATCTGATCCTTGATGGAGATTTCATTCCTGGCATCTGAATACGCCTGAAGAACACCAAGAACGTAGTTAGGATCCGTAATAGTCTTCTCGACCATCTCCACCGTCAGGAACATCCCCCTTTTGCGGATCGTCGGCAATACTTCAGACGTCACCCACTTTCTGAACTCTTTGGCCTCTTCCTTGTCGGACCGAAGGATAACTGCATATAAGCCGGACTCACTGACGATATTCGTTTTTTGATTTCTACCTTTAGAATCGACGATATGAGTTAGACTCACCTCGTCTGGATCAAGCCGTTCAGATACTCTTGATGGAGTTGTCAGGTTTAATACTTCGCATACATCTCTGAGTACGAACCAAGGTTCATTGTTGATGACCACGGTCCGGATATTCTTATCTTGGTAATTGAAGATTTCGAGTTGTTGCATAATGCCCCTTTCTTAGTGTTTAATGGAAACAGGTGTGACCTGGGGAGGAGGTGTAAAAATGGAAGGAACTGACTTATCTAGCGAGATTTTTACTTTTCTAGCAACTCGTTATATCGGCACACAATCCCGAGATGTGTATTATTCAGAGATTCGCGATCAATTTTCCGATATTGATGATGATGATATTGCAATTGCGATCAAAATTCTAAAGAAATTAGGCTTTATCGAGTTAATCTATGGTTCAGGGTGGATTTACAAAGTTCACTTAAGCGAGAGTGCTTGGAAATAAACTATCATCACCAAAATTTCATCAATTTACTATTCTCCAGTCTTGAGCCATTAAATCGTCAAGATTAGGTTCCCATCCTCGAGTTCGATGGGTCCCATCTATACCCGATATTACACAACACCAATCTGAGTTTGTTGGCTCTATCTTGACTTCTGGAAGACTTTCTCTTTGCATATACATGCATTTAAGTGATGAAAGAGTTGCTGCCTCAGATATATTCAAGTTGGTTAATCGATCTTTCGAAGCGTCGTTCGTAGCGACGCTTTTTTGTGTTATTCTGACTTCGATTGATGTGATCTCCGGGTGAGCTTTCTTCATTTCTTGGATGACTTTTATGGCGCCTTCTGTTGTTTCGGCGATTACAATGATTTTTGATAGCATATTGCATCCTTTCTTATAGCAATGTGGCTGTGATATACTAGTTCAAATGAGTATAGGGGGTAAAAACATGAGACTGATTACTCAAACTTCTTTTGCGCTAAACCTAATTGAATTTGAACAATGGAACTTCATTATTGCTGTGTTGGCACTAGTAATTGCCATTTATGGAATTTGGCTAACCAAGGTACTTAATCACTTCAAGATGGAAATTGATAACTGTACTTATAGTGGAAGAGAAGGTGATGTAAGTTTGTTTGATTTTCGACTGCATAACGTTTCATCTGTTCCTGCAAAAATCACTAAAATCGAATTCTTTACTTCTGAAAACAAACTAATTGAGCCTCTAGTAGGCTATACACCCGAAACAAGATACTATGACCTCGGATTTGGTATGAAAATGCCTGAAATACCTTTACCTACCGAAGATGAATTTATCCTCGATGATCCGCAAGTTTTACAATCGAATAGCAGCATTCAATTCAGTTACTACATGGAACCTCCTTCGACAAAGATTAAAATTAAAGTCACATATATACGCAGTATTGGATATCGAAAGAAAAGCCAATCATTTACTGTTGAATTTCGCGAGTCTTAATATGAGAATTAGTAGGATGATTACTGTAATGCAATTCAGAATGAATGTGATTTCTTGAAGTTTCATTTCTTATCACTCCTTGCTCCGACGATAATACAAGCCATAATCATTACTCCGAGGATGGATCCAACCGATAATGAGACGACAACCGTGATGATCATCTCGACCATTTCAGTAACTCCTCTTCTGGTTCTTTGATGAATGCCTCTTTTGCCAAATCAAGCGCTCGATCCGCTGATCCTGCGACTACCAAGCAAGAGATCGGACCGTCATCACTGCGAAAACTGTTAGAAACTTTGAATAATTTCATATGTCTCCTTCTTTTGTCTCTTAACAACGTACTTTTTGACTTCGAACTAATGGCTTTGAACCAGACACTCTATGAACATCTGTTGCTTCAAGCTCTTCATCAAGTAATCCATTTTTTTCATACCATTCGACATCGATCTTTAACTTTGAGATGACAACTGATGTCGGTGCCATCGAATGATGTACATTGATGAATCCTTCTTTCTTCAACTGAGCCCTAATTTCAGCCATTTTTCGTTGAGCTGTTCTCTCATTTATACCCAAAGCTTGCGCAAGGTCACCGGCCTTCCAAAAGGGTTTCTTAAGTAATTCTCTTAATGTTGGCATACTCAATCTCCTAAGTTCAATTTTGAACTTTATAGGTAAAAAAATACATACCAATTTCATCATTTGTGATCTCAAGGATGTTTTTCGCTTTTTCGATCTCGTCCGAACTAAACGTCGCCTTATTGTTTAATTTTGAACTGATCGAAGCTCTTGATTTCCCCATTTTCACGGCAAAATCTTCTTGTGTGCCACATTTTTCCACGATTCTTCCCTTAAGCTTAGAAAAATCATATATGATCATTTGATTCTCCTTTCGTGATGTTCAATATTGAACTTTATAAACATAATATATTGCATCGATACTTTATGTCAATACGATAAGTTCAATTATTTAAACTATTTGTAAAATATATTTGATTATTAGTTCAATTAGTAATATTCTATCATTATAGAAAGGTGGAGAAACTATGGACAGCATCTTTGTTGAAAGGCTTCATCAAGCACTCAAAATGAAAAGATTCAAACAATCTGATTTATCAGAAAAGTCCGGAATTGGTAAATCTTTTATTAGTCAATATATGAGCGGTAAGGTGATGCCAAAGAGTGACAAGATTTCTAGAATTGCAATTGCATTAGGTGTGAAAGAAACATGGCTACTTGGTTATGAAAATGACTACCATAGAGATATGATGCCGATTCCATCAACGAACGGAATAAAGATACCGGTTTTGGGAAAAGTTGTTGCGGGGTTACCAATCGAAGCAGTTCAAGATATTATTGATTACGAAGAAATATCTCCGGAATTAGCGAAGACTGGGGACTTTTTTGCATTACAAATCAGGGGTGATAGCATGCAACCAGTAATCATTGATGGTGATATTGCAATCGTTAAGAAACAAGCAGATGTTGATAGTGGACAAATTGGAATAGTCCTGATCAATGGACATGATGCTACGGTAAAACGAGTTGTTAAACGTGAATCAGGCATTATGTTGATCCCTTTCAATAATAATTACGAGCCGCTTGTTTTCAATCATGAAGAGATCATATCCATCCCAGTAGAAATAGTTGGACGAGTCATCGAAATTCGAAGGAAGTTCTAGTATGCTTACCAAGCTAAAAAAAGACAAAAAGTATGTCTATGGTTTTAGATTGAATTACAAGGACCCTACCGGTAATTGGCGAAAAAAAGAGCAGCGAAATGATAAATGGTCAAAACAGGATGCAATTGATGCTGAATCTGCGTTTATGGATTCAATCAAAAGTCGTGATGCAAGCACGATTATCACATTTAATGATTTGTTTACTGAATACATGAAACAAAAGGACCGTGACCTCATGAAGTTGCGTTCTCAATATGATAATCAGAAAGTTTACGAAAAACACATTAAGGTCTTTTTTGGTGAGATGATTCTCACAAGCATCGAACCGATCCATATTGAAAAATGGCAAGAGAAGTTACTTAGTGCCACCTATGTAAGTGGCACCAAAGCTTCTGGCAATCAAAGAGAAGAACATTATGATAATAGAACTCTTGAAAAAATACAAACTTTGCTCAATGCAATATTCGAATACTCGATCACAAAAAAGATGTGCAACTTTAACCCATTACGGTACGTGGGCTTCAGGAAACGCCGTACAGTACCTGTTCTACCTTCAATGTCCATTATTACCACCTCACAGTATAGAACGCTGTATGGTGTGATACAAGCCCATACAAGGGTGACTAAAAGCCATCCAGATGAAGAATTGAATAGAATGCAGCATACAATCATATTCTCATTGTTGTTCTGGTGTGGACTACGTAAGGGTGAACTCATGGCGCTCGATATTAGAGACTACGATTTCATCAATAAAGAACTTAGTGTCTACAAGAACTGGGACTATACGAACAAAATTATTACACCACCGAAATCAAAAAACGGAAATCGAAATATTGTAGTACCAGATGAAGTGGATCAGTTATTAATCAACCTGATCTACCATTATCGAACTCTTCCTGGCTATTCACTTGATCGCCCACTTGTCAGCTTCTATGATAGGTTACCACCGACGACATTATGTAATATTAAGGACTACTATTTTAAAGTTGCTGGGATTGAACCTATTAATATTCACGACTTCAGACATTCGCATGTTTCTTACTTAATAAATATGGGATATAGTGATATGCAAATTGCCAAGCGTGTAGGTGATTCGCGAGAAGAAATCGACAAAACTTACGCGCATCTTTGGAGAGAAAAACAAATCGAGATGGTAAAATCAATGACAGTTGTCGCCCCGTTGAAACTGTCGAGAAGAACTCATGCAAGTTCAAAAAAGAGATTTCCTGATCATATTAAGCTCACAAAAAGCGGTCTCAAGAAGGTATCTTCTTAAATAATGTCAATTTCCGAAGGTCGAATTTCTAAAAATCCCATCAACTTTCCATCAACTTTGGATGCTAATGCACTAAAAAAGCCCTATTTCAAGGGCTTTTACTCACCACTGGAGCGGATGATGGGAAACAAACCCAAACAGGACATCTACACAAGTTAACGCCGATTTTACCTTTATTACCATATTTTATGCAACTCTACGCCATTAAATCTATTGCGCGCCAAATAAATTCCATCAACTTTCCATCAACTATTGTTTAATATATCAAACAAATTGTTTAATGGTTTATAAACTATTTGTATTCATGAAAAACTCAACTTACATACCAAATCATTACTTCATCTTTTTGCTGGTCCGATAGATTGGAAGCATCCACATCCCTATAGAAGCTTAGAAAACATTCTAACCAGAACGCTAAGATCATAATATCACCTCCTATTCCCAAATATGACCTTATTTTGCATTATCCTAACGAAATACTAATTATTCTGTGATTTATATACTACTACCTCACAATAGCGTATTAAAGAATTTAGATAGTTTTAAATGGTGTCAACATGATAAAACATGATATTTATTGTATAAGAAGGGTTTAAGTGGTGTTTGATAGTTTTGCATAATGTCAGATTTCGTGGCAAGAATGTTACAATTACTACTAAACAAGATGTTAATTGAAGATACTAGAACAGAAAAGCAGCCGCCCACTTCTCCGTGGAATTACCCTCTAGTAGAATACTGGTTCGGCTGCTTTTTCTTTTGTTCTTTTACTAGGGAAATACGTATAGGTGGTGAATAGTATTATTTCGAATGCCCTGGCATCCGCCATAATCTAAATCTTCAATTTGTTTTCCCGATGTAATTTGAACTAGACTTCTTCTTCATGATAATCTTGGTCTAACGTTGTATTTTTAGGTGAATTGTTGCTAATCAACTTTCTTCCCTGAACTAACACATCGTTATAGGCAATCAAAATCTCGATCATTAAAACACTCATATTCTCCTCAGTCATGATAGTCACCTCCTTTCTGCAAACTGTTTATAGCACACATGATGTCTCTCATCCAAATTTGTGCGACAAAAAATAGCAACATGCACACAAACACTATCGATCCAATTAAAAAAGGCCGCCGGAAGAGCGGTCTTTTTGATTACGATTTGCATAATGGCCAGGATCATTCAATCACCTCCTAGTAATCACGTATGCATTTAAAACGATAATCCCTAAAAAAATTGAAATGAACTAGTATCTTGCTTCCTCAGCTAGGATCTTTGCACCCTTTGCTCTATTGCATTTCCAACAAAGCGTTTGTAAATTACTTTCCGTAGTTAATCCACCTCTTGAAACAGGCATGATATGATCGATTTCTAATAGCAAATGTGGTTCATCGCTAGATGACACTCCACATTTTTTACAGGTGTATTTATCTCGTTTCTTTATGTATTCTCTCAAACTTGAAGTCATGATTGCTCTTTGGCCTTCAACACTTTTGTTAAATTTCACAATATTTGAAAGATACTTTATGAAATCATTTAGGTTTCTAATATCTAATGTAATATCACAACGAGTTGACTTGTTCCCACCGGGGCTTATGTACCTAAAAGAATAAGTTGGATAATAAATCGTCTTAAAATCCACTTCCCAAAAACCCAAGTTATGCATTAACTTTTTCATACCAAATTTACCAATATACCAAGGAACATCATTTTTAACCGACAACTTTATACTTTCGAGTTTATCATGTAGAAAGGTTTTCCCTTCCTCAGCTGCAGAGAAATTATTCAAAACTTTCTCAAAATTACTGAGTGATTTCTCATCAGGCTTTATATTAAAGTACTTACACAGATATTTGAATGGTTGTGCTTCCGCATTTTTACATATTAGAGCTGAACATTCATATACGAAATTAGACTTTACTGCGTCAACTTGATGTACTCTTCTAAAATTGTAATTACTTGAATCGGATAGACTAGCATTTCCATATTGGGTTTTCTCAAGGTTGGAATATGTTAGTTTCAGCTCATCTATATGTGCATTCAAACCATTACAGTCGCTAACATAGTCCTCAAATCGCCTCTTAATCTCTAGAAAATCATCGGACTGGTAGTAAAAGTACTCAAGAATTTTATATATAATAGCAAAAGCCAAAAGAATAAGTACTAAAACTAATGTTAGTTGATTGGTAAGTATAGAACCAATTGCTGACAAAACTTTGAAAAGTATGAAAATTGGTAAAATAAACAGAAATACGAATACAACGACATTGAAATTAGGCTTTGACATGCTTAGCTCCCCCCTCGTCACTGTATAATAACACTAGTAAGAAACTTTAAAATTATAGGATCATATAATCATAAAACGATTGATAATTCAGCCTAGATAATAACTTAGATTCTAGGAAAACTATTACTCTGTATACTAAATCATTCTCTCGTCACTATGCTGCTTAGTAAATCCGGATTTCTCAACCTCACGGTAGAAATCTAGAAAGCACTCCAACCAGAATGCCAGGATCATAATATCACCTCCTAATACTCTTATACGTCGATGAAAGTCAATCTCCTAATTGCTCGTCATCAAAAATTGATGAGTTTTTTCGACTTTCTCCATTGAAATAACCCATGTAGAATTCGTAAAGATCCTTTTCACTAATCTCCCAGCGATCTGATACGTGAACCAATGCATTTTGAATGAATGATTCACCTTTATCTAAGCCAAGTCCAATGTCCTCAAATATCGTACGTAATTTGTCGAGAAGGTTTTCCTTCCCTTGCTCAGAGAGATCACTGATTTTTCTCATACATGTACTCCTTTTAGATAGTTCTTAATCATGGCTTTAAAAAACCCATTTAGCATGGGTACTCACAAGGTTTTGCGGCTCTGTATCGTAATCAAACGTTTCATACAATTTTTCCAATAATTGTTTCATATAAATTTGTCAGTTTTGATCTCATCTAGAAGTCTTTGCTCCAACAATTTAATTGCCTCGTGATCCGGAATCAATCCTCTTTTAATCAGAACTCTAACGGCACTCACTTTCTTTTGAATCTCTTTCTTAATCAAATCGCTATGCATAACATAATGTATTTGCCTTACTTGAAACTCTTCATCAATATGTCTAGGTAGGGCTGGAACAACATTCTGGGTTAAAATAACGGAATCACTACTTCCATATAGATGGATTATCTTTCCAGCATTCTCATACTTAGCTAAAATTGGAGAATATTTATCAGTTTTGCTGCTAAGTGGAACAAGCCAAATCAAACCATTTACGGAAGTATCATCAATAACTAAAAAAAATGGTCGTTTGAATGCCTTATCTTGAGGATATCTGGCTGGATAATAATCATGCATATACTCATCTGTCATAGTATATAACCCAAATTCGATCATGTTTCCCCCTAAAAAAATCCTCCACGAAGGAGGATATTCTCGCCCGTTACTTTTCAGTCGCATACGGGTAAGCGACTAATGGTCGCGCCAGTTATTTGTTTAACGCGTACTGGTTAGCGTTTCAATCGATGATCTTCGCTCAATAATGAGCGTTAGGTTTGAAGTAAGATGAGTCCTCCTTACCTCAACCTTATAGTACATCCGCCCATGGGTGATTGCAAGTGATTTGATGACGAACTTCACGTTTTTCTCATGTTTTTTGCATGTTTTTCCGTACATTATGCATGTTTTTGCGTACATTATCACGTTTTCATCATGTTTAAAGGATATCACAGTGATTAAACCATGTAAACAAAAAACGCCCCCATTTTCAGGGGGCTTGCTCGATCTGATGCGTTGGAAGTTCATGGAATTCATCAATCAAGTGATCAATCGTACCGTTTCCACCAAGGATTTTATATTCATCGAAGAGCTTTTGAACGTTCTCACGTTCGAAAATCGGTGCGAATTTCCGTTCGACCGACTTATTGTACGCTGATACGATTGCATTTCGAAGTAATGCAACAAGCGCGTTCTTCATTGACTTAAGCTGCTTACGAAGGAAAAGGATATAACTCATCATGGCGCCAAGCGCCGCCCACACCAGGTTAGTGGCGATACTTTGTAGTAACCAATCCATCGCTCTAAACCTTCTTGAGATCCTTAATGTTCACCCATGAGTTGATTTCTTTGAGACGCGCTTTGGATCCTGATACAGCAGCCACTGTATGGACGCGTAGTTTAACCCAGAACGGGACTTTCTCACCGGTGGCATAATGTGTCCCGGAAATCTTTACCTTGTCACCGGTCTTGATTTTGGGAATCTCAATCGTGATTGGTGCTAATGCTAGTGACTCCTCTTTGACCCAACCTAATCCATCGATGTGGTATGGTGCCGGCACAATTTCTTCATCGACCAGAAATCGAATGTAACCTACACGTTTGGAGAAGATCGCACCCGGACCACCCATGAGTGAGTTCTTGTATACCCTCCCGTTGAGAACGATTTTTTGACCGGCTTTGAATTTCAGTTTCGGGACAGCTGGTTCAACAACCGGCTCAATGTACTCGATTAGGTGATACTTTCCCCAGAACGCCCAGGAACGGATGTCGTCGTTTGATTGACAGACTCCCCATTTACCCCATGCCGGAGTGGCTTCGATGTATTGCCGCTTCCCTGCTGCATCCCTACCAATGTAGACTCCGACGTGTCCCAAATCCCTTGTGAATACCAACAGTCCTAGAATATCAGGCATGGATACGAGCACTCCTTTTTGAGTGCAACTGTTGTACATCATGCCGACGTTCTGATCGGATCCTTTGGGAATGTTGTAGTCGACTCTGCCCGGGGAAATCTCCCAAAGATACCCTTTGATCAATCCGACACAGTCGAAGCAGTATCGACCTATCCCGGCTTGTATTGTAGATAGATTCCGGATCGTGTGCGGGCATCCCATATTGATACGGCGATCGATCATTGCCTGAGTCAGGATCCGCCCGAATCCACCGAGCATGTAGATGGTTTTCAGTGCAAGTTTGGATTTGACGTATTCCACTAACCCGAGATTCGTTTTAGTCATGTTTCTTCCCCTCCTCTTCCTGGGCGAGCAGGAAAGCGATCTCGACACTGTAGTCGAGATCGCTCAATTCAATCTCTTCGATTCTCTCGGACATCATTCCGTACCTTCCGGTTTCTCACCTTCAGGCGGCAACATCTCGCTTTGAGATTTCAATAACCCTTTGCTATTCAGTGTTTTATAGAGAGTATCTGCACCGATCCACGAGATGAACCCAACCCAGAGACCGACAAACAATTTATAGAGTGGGTACGTTTCATCAAACGTCACGAAGAACCAGACGAAGGCGCTGGCCAAGATCAGGTTTAGGATGAGAGAAACGAAGGGGATCGCCCTGGTGTTGGGGATGTAGCCTTTAACCATCTGAATGGTTTGAAGTGCAATCACCTCGACAATTAAGGCGATGACGAGGATTTGGATGAGTAGGATGGTGTTGATCATATTTCCCTCTTTCTAGATCTCCGTAATTAGAGACTGTTTTAAATGAATTTCACCGCGATCAAGAACCGATTCTTTGGACCCGAGTTTTAGCTTCATCTCGTAAATAAAGTCGCCTGCTGTCTGTGTTTCTGCCGAGCCCAACGTGAAACTGACTACATTCGATGCAATGACACATTCTTTTTCCAACATGATGGATGTCGCGTCAGCGCGAGAGACACATTTGAACTTGGCGATTGCCCCGCTCAGATCAGCCACTTCATTGGTTTCCTTGTCGAGCACAGTGATTTCACGCTCGATGGACTCGCCGGTATACCTTTCAAAAATCATGACCACTTCACCTCACTTTTTATGGGCTTCTGAATGAAGGCGTGCCCTTGTTCTTTCTTGTTCAATCGTTTCTCACCACTGGAGTTGCCAAAATCAATTTGCACAGATCCTAGCGAAATATGCTTACTGGAACTGATCTGATGGGATGATTTCTCAAACTCAATATTGGAGAATTCAATAACGAAGTGTTCGCCGGCACATCCACACTCCAATATAATGCCACCGACTCTGAGCGTCATTTTAAGGGCTTCTGCGGCGTTTTCGACAATACATGAAATCATGCCTGATCCTGTCGATGTTCGCTCTACCTGGCTAGTCAAATCGACGGCAATGACGATATTCCCTGCCACCGACTTCACTTCATCCGTCTCCAACACTCGTTGTCCAGCCCCATTCATCGTAACCAGGAGATCGATTGTTCCAACTTGATCTGCAAGTTTGATAAAAACCCCTGCTAGATCAGCTTGAAGCAAAAACTGGCCACTCTGTTGACCGGTTTTCGTGTTTTGACCAATGATCTGACCACCGAGCGAAATGCTTCCATTTTGGATGCTTAATTTCATTCCCTCCGCATTGATAGGGATGTCCGCTTCGATGATTCCGGCTTGAATTCCTGTCTTGATGTATGCCCCACTGATAAGAATGGAAGCACCAAGAATGCTTTCAACATCAACCACCTTTTGAGAAATCCCAGAGAGTGCAGTTGAAACGTCAAGACTTCCATCGATTGAAACGACTCTGACGCTTCCCCCAATGATGGAAACTACTAAATCAATGTTCCCAAAACCAACATGGGTGGCTGTGAATCCACCATTCACTTCGCAAATACACCCCAGTGACGCACTCACTAAAGCAGTCTTTTCATTACTGGCTTCGAATGAAACATTTGTTCCAAAATCACCCGATACGATTCGTGTATCCACGGGTTCCGTATAATCCACGGTAATGGAAACATAGTCATAGGATACGGTACAGGCTGCCGTCGAGTTTCCTCGAATATTCTCCAGGAGGACTCGCAAGTTGGGCAAATCGGCAAAGGACCACGAACCGGTGTTTGAGTTCGAGAGAACCGTATCCGTCGACGGCTCGGTCGTATTCGTTGTTTTGGTACCCATCGCCACTGAAGCTTTGTAGGCTTGGATTGCGACAGATTGGATCGAGGATGTCGAGGACATCTTTCGTTCGACATTGACGATGATGGAGTTGATCGTCGATCCACTGGGAATCGAAGACGCATCGAACGCTTCCAAGTAGATTTGAGAGGTCGTATTTTTTGCCGTTTGTGTGACTGTGGCATAGATTCCATCATTCGCTCTAAGATTGGTTGGATTGAGAAAGTTCGCCCCGTTTGTGCCAAGCGTATGCGAACTCGGGTAAAGTGTTACGCTAGGCATACATGCCTTATGTGACCGTTAGCGGACAACTGGTGATCTGATACTTCCCGGCATTGGTGAACGTCTCGTCGCCGGCATTATGAACGCCACCGAGATTCCCGCCGGAGAGCGCTGAAATCGGACCGAACGACTTAATCGATGCACCGGCTGGAACGTCGATTGTTAAGGCAGCCGTAAGATTGATCACCCCATTCGAAGGCGCTCCCCAATTGCATGCCGGACGTGTATACCCGACTAACTCCACTGTCCCGGCATCATCAGTAAACAAAGCCATATACGGATAAGCCAAACCTAGCTGTGTTGCAGCGGTGTTTTTACCGTGCACTGTTAATGAACCCATCTCTTCTCCTTTCTAGGCATTCGCCTTAATTCCAACGCCCAATCGCAAAATACTTATAGGTAATCGCGCCGGAAGCCAATGTCGCAAATCGCAACGCGACGAATTTGAAAAGCAGAGCCGTCGCATTGGTGATTGCTGCGATCATTGTCGATCCGCCGGAATTGATGAGATCCAGTGAAACATGTGGAACCGTAGTGAACGGAATCGTCGTGTTGAAGGTGTAGGTTTGCTCCGCCGAAGTGAACCCGCTTCCCCACGTTGTGGCAACCGCCATCGTTACTGACGCCACACCATACTTGATCAGCGTCCCATCCTTGAACTTGATCCAGTAATGTGTCCCGCTGGATCCGACCGCGAGGATGTCCTGAAGATCCGCACCTTCAAATCCGTCCAAAAGATCGGCGTTCAGATTGTCGTTCATCACACCGTTGGATACCGGAATCTGCCCGGAGGCGTTCCCGGCATGATAATTATCTAGACGGTCAACGTTGAGGTTTGGAACTTGCGTCGTGGATGCCACCACCAACGGAGGCGTCCCGGTTTCCTGTTGGGAAATCAATTGTGTCCCGGCCACGATCGCCTTCAGTGCTTCGATCGTATTGTTGGCACCCCCGCTATGCACCTTCCCGAACGCAACATAATCCGGACCCAAAAACATCGAAACCCCGGCGATCTGAAGCAAGGTGAGCGTTTCCGCGTAGTCGTCGGTGTCTTCAAGCGGCGAGGCGTCATTGTCCAAGTCGTAGAAAGCGTCGTACACTCGAATCCGGACATCATAGGCATTCGCAGCGAGAAAACCGGCGATTCCGTTGATGGTCAATTCTCCAAACGTCAGTCCGCCCGGTATAACCGCCGCGTTGTTGCTGAAGGAACCGGTGTTTTTGACGCGGTAGTCGATCTTGTACTTGATCCAGTTCTTCTGCGTCGCGCCGTCCAAGGCAAGCACGGAGTAGGCCGTTCCCTGGATAACGGCGCGAAGATAGGTGCCAAGGGGATCAAATGCACCGGACACGGATGCAGCGCGGAACACTTCGAACTTATCGACTTTCGGATAGGTGTAGGAGCGAACCACGATGGCGGCTGTTGTCAGTGTCGAAGTCCGACCGCGACTGTCGGTGACCGTGATCGTCGCCATCAAAGAACCGGACGTAACCAGTGCATCCGTCGTCAGAGGGCTTGCAGCCTGTGATTTGTCCGTCCCTGCGAATTGCACACGGATCATCGCCAACGTCGCTCCCGTGGCATGCGTGATGGGAATGGTGAAGGCGACTTTGGACTTCGACGTCACGTAGAACGGCGTCCCTGCCCCATATCCCAGCGCCGTTTTGACATATTGGGTCGCCGCGCTCTCCGCATGGACGATGGATCCGATCACCGGTTTGAATTCGGCGTTAAGCGTCAATGTCGTCGCGACGGATTTGCTGTCGGTGGTTCCATATGCCGCCGTGTCCACTTCGGCATACGTCGTCGCATACGTCGACGTCGGCAGCGCATTGAGAATGATCGAGCGTTCCGTGGCTCCAATCGCGAAATTCCCGGAGACCACGCCAGCTGAGACGCTTTGTGTCTTAATCAGGACGGAGGTTCCATCCGTTTTCTTCAAAAACAAACGTATCGTGTGCGAAAACGACCCGTAAGTGGTCAGAGTGAACGGTACACTCAGATCGATTGGTAATAGTTCGAAATTCCCGATGGCGATGCGCGACAGGGTGACGAAGGTCTTGGTTACTCCGTTGGTGATGATGTCAGAATCGTTCAGTCCGCCGATGTCCAGATTGTCCACCGTCCCGTCATCAAACTGCGTATAGAGTTCCAGTTTGAAATTGCGGGGTGAGACTCCGTTCATCGCGGCGATCATCTCGTCGTTGTATCCCAGCGCCACGACGTCGAAATTCGCACTGGTCGTATAGTCATACCGATTGAAGATCAAGACATAGGTGGAGCCATTGTAGACATAACCTTTCAATCGACCGCGAAACGCTGCGTGGGGTCGTGTCCAGGATGCGCTGATGTTCACCGGATCCCCGCTATCGAGATTGATGGGAGAACCGCTTGTCGGTGAGCTGGTGTTTAACCCGCTGCACCGCGCGTTGATGGTGATGTTCCCCGACTTCGAGGCTGATTGCGCGACACCCCCTAGTCCATTGTCTTCCAGGGCTTCAAGCGTCGCCGCGTTGGTTAAAGAGTGACCCTGGGCGTTGTCGTAGATCTCGGAAGCCAACACGCCGGTCAGCGTCGCACTGGTCCCGGTCGTGGAAACACTCGCGACGGCGACCCCGTTGATTTTAAGGATGAAGTCGATTCGCGCATTGGAAACCAATTTCCCGGAGACGACCGCGCTATAGGAGGAGGTTGAATCGTTGATTGCGACTGATGATGTGATGACTAATGCCATGCAATCCTCCCCTTTCTAGATGGGCAACCAAATCGTAACCGAGTCACTCCCGGTCAGTTTCTGCACCTTGTGATTCCCGGCGATGAAGGATTCGACCACTTCAATGTTGTTCGCCTTCACCCCGTTTGATTTCAGTAGCAAGGTATCGTTGTATCCGTCGGTCACGACCACCTGCGCCTTGGACTCAGCATCGTATTCCATGCGGATCTGTGCCGGACTGTCGCTGCGACCGATGACTTGGCCGTCCGGTCCGAAATCGTAGTAGGTTTTCTGAAGCGTCAGGGCTTCCGCTGTCGCATCGATCGCCGCGGTGTTCTCGTCCGTAGCCGCTTGCACTTGCGCCAAGGCATCGACTTGCTGATTGATGGTGATCGTCACACCGTCGAAGCGTTGGTTGATTTCCGTGGTCCCTTGTTCAAGACTCTCGATGTCCCCGGCGATCAGGACGATGTTCTGTGCGATGGCGGAGATGCGCCCGTTGACTTCATCGATTTTCAACTGCGCTTTGCGAATGGCCGAAGCTTCGATGGTCGCACGGTATTCACCGAAGAGTTGCTTCAATCCGGTCTGATAATTCCCGAATTCGACCGCGACGATCTCGTCCTGAAGCACGTCGTTTTGATATCGGATGACTTGGGTTAGGATACTGAACTTCGGCGCGATAACAGAGATCGTGTCCCCGAGTTGAACGTTCTGAATGGCAGTTGAACGGACGTCATAATTGATACGAGGCACCTTATAGCGCGCCAAATAAAGTGTCGCCACAAAGCGTAAGTTGTCTTCCATGTCGGTATTGAACTCGATTCGCTTTGTATACGGACGATCATAGGCGATATCCGCATGCAACCACTCTTCGGGAAGCGTTAATTCCGCATTGCCGACGGGTAGAAGATCCGTGACGACATTGTCCCAGTTCTCGATAACCGTCGCTCCAAGCAGATTCTTGCCATATTCGATCGATTCCCCGTGATCCGAACCTTGAGAGGTGGTGATGCGGATTTGGAAATGATCGAAGTCAAGGTAGGCTCCCGCCTGCTCGGCAAGTTGGATGAAGGCATCTAGGACCGACACCTGCAAAATGGAAAACGTGTCCACCCCGGACACATCAGAGAAGGCGGTGAAGGAACAGGCCGGAATGGCATGGCTCAAGATGTCATCCATCGCTTGCTGACAGGTGTTCTCAATCGAAGTCGAGAAGTCCAGATACACATTCTGAAGGTCAAAACCAACATGTTTGGCGACGACCGAAACCGAGACGTCGCCATACTCGGGATTACCAATCCGAAAGGGTTGGTAACCATACCGGGTCTTCAAGTATACGATGCGGTCATGGAGCAAAAGCGATTGATCATTAACCGGAGCGATGATTTCGACTTCCCAGGTATCCGCATCTTTGGTTTCGATACAAGACAGGGGAAACAGGGATCCTTCGCCATTCTTCGGAATCCCGAAGGTGTCCGTAAAGCTGGTCTCGGTTGCTAAATGGACATAGATTTCATTTCGCATCAGAGAAACCTGGAACGCTTGGTGACGATGACTTCTGAAATCGTCCCGCTATTGATCACCAAGTCGTTAGACCCGGGAGAAAGAAAAGGATATCCGCCGGATTTGTTGCGCGTCTTCTTTACATCAAGATGGAAGACATCGCGACCCGGACCGGACTGGCAATCGATATACACATAGGGGGTATCGAAAACATACGCGAACGTCACACCGTTCAAGGTGAGATTGACCGTTCCGCTTCCAGTGATTTTTAGCAAGGGTTCGGATTCCGTATTCCCCGGATTGGTGATGACCGCCGGGAACGTGCTGATGGTTTGGTCGGCTTCCGTCAGTGGATACCAGAAGGCATCCCGGATAAACCGCGTTTCGATGATCTTGATGGCCGACAGGCGCTCCGGAACCACTTCCGTCAAGAAGCGCGCCGTCGTGATGCGGCCTTCGAATTCAAACGTCCCTTCCCCATCCAACCACGCCAAGATGTCGTCCATCCGCTCAAGATTCAAGACAAACAGTTTGACGCTGCGTTCAATTGGTTCCCTCCCCCCATAGCGAAACGAAGCACCGTCGGCGTCGAACACGGCGGTGCTTTCAACTCTTCGAGCGGCGCGTCCAAGAAAATTCTCTTCTTCCGCGACGACTTCCATTTCTTCATTTGTGATTCCTTTGAATCGAAACATTCCTTACACCCCCGTTCCGAAGATTTCACGACGGATCAACCGTAAAACGCCGTCCGTCCCGATTTCCAGTCTCATCTTGGCCAATACCCGAAGCAAGAGAGCTTCAAGCCGGTCATAATCGATGATTTCAACGTGATTCTTGGACGATTGCGAGAGTGGAACGACCTTGGTCGAATTCCCTTGTTGAAGCAAGAGCTCCGGTCCGGCTTCCGCGACCACCGCCATCCCCGCCATGAGGTCGCCCCCGTTGGCCAGATACTTGATGTTCCCCAACGACTTCAGGTTGATGCCAAACGAATTCCCACCCACGACCGGGACCCAGTCCGGGATGTCGAACTTGATTTTATTCAACCCGCCGATGACCCAGTTGATGCCGTTGATCAGGGCGTTCAAGCCGCCGATGATCAGGTTGAACGGGAGTTTGACAATGCCCCACAACCCGTCAAAGAGTCCGCTGAAGACATTCAGAACACCGGTCCAAACGCGTTTCCAGTCACCTGTGAACGTCCCTCGGATGATGTCGATGATCCCGTTTAGTATTTTGACGATGGCATTGAACAAGTCTTGAAAGAAAAGAATCCACCCGGTGAAGCCGGCGAGGATCCCGTTCTCAAAGAAATTCCGTAAAGTCCCGAAAACCCCGTTCACAAACGTGGAGACGTCACTCATGACGGTTTGGATTTCATCCCCGAAAATCGCTAAGATAGCGATCGCCGCGATGATCGCCGCCACGGTCGCAAGTACGGCGATACTGATGCCACCTACCGCGGCTCCGATCGGTGCCAGAAGCGGCGCCAAGGTTGTGATTAAGGTGATGATGCTTGAAATGCCGCCGGCGACCCAACCGACAAAGATCAACAACGGTCCCAAAGCGGCCAACACCAATCCGATCACCAGAATCAAGTCTTTCATCGGTCCGGGCAGATCCTTGAACCACTTTGAAACATCGCGCAACCAACCGGCCAAAGCTTTCATGATCGGTCCGAGGGCTTCTTGAATCACTTTTCCAAGTTCAGCCATCGCCAATGTTAGTGCATTGTAGGCCACTTTGGCTTCATTGATGGGGTCCTGTGTCGCCGCGAACGTTTCTTCGGTTGCGCCGGCGAAATTGGACAGCGACGTCTGCATTTCATCGATCGAGAATTTTCCTTGTGCGATGTTATCCGCCAGTTCCACACCGGCTTTTGCGCCAAAAGCTTCAACCGCGATTTTCGCAGCTTCAGCGGTCGAGGGGGCATCCTTCATCGCCTGCAATGTCTTGGCGAATTCCTCGTTGGCATTCTTGCCTTCTTTCGCCCAGGCACCATTGGCTTTCTTCAATCCGGCAAACACCACTTCGACGTTCATCCCGGCTTTTTCGATTTGACCCAGGAAGGCGATGCTTTCGCCCATCCCCAGACCCAAGGCACGCAGTTGGGCGCCGTTCTTAATGTAGGACTGAAGCAGCGCGTCGACGCTCAATCCGGTCTTCTGGCCGGCTTTCGTCGCGATGTCAAGCAATGTCCCATAGTTTCCCAAGGGCTCGTTCGCCGCCGCCAACGCCCGCTGTGCGAGTTCGACGGAGGTCTTGACATCCACGCCATTGATTTCCGCAAACTTGAGAAACTTCACCGATGCACTTTCCAGCGCATCCCCCGTCAATCCGAAGCGGGTGTTGATTCCGCCGAGGGCATCGGAAACCGCCTGGGCTTCAAATGGAAAATTCCCGAAGATGGCATCAAACGAAGCGGTCAGGGAATCCAGGACCGCGCCGGTCTCACCGGTCGCCGTGATGATTCCGTCATAGGCTTCGTCGACTTTGTTGAACGCGACGACGGCCGCGGCACCCAGTGCCGTGATTGGAGCCGTCACGTTCTTGGTCATCGATTTCCCGGCTTTGGTCGCTTTTTCTCCGACGACCTCGAGCTTCTCAGCCATCGCTTTAAGATCCGCCGTGCCTTCTTTGACTTTCTTGTTGACGTCTTCCAATTCTTTCCCATAGCGGACCATGCTGACTTCGGCGGATTGAAGTTCTTTGCGCGTTTTGCTGATGGCGGCTTGGTTTTGATTCTCAGCGCCTTCCAAGTCCGCCAGTTTCTGACGTAGAACATCCACGCGTTCGCCCTGAAAAGCGAATTGTTGGCTGAGGTATTCTTGTTCGGCGCGCAATTTCTGACTGGCCGACGTGTTCTTGTCCCACTCCAACTGCGTCAACTTGTATTGGTTACGATTATTGGCCAGCGCGTTGTTGACCTCGCTGAGGGATCGTTTGAAATCGACGGCGCCGTCTTCCTTGAAGACGAGACCTACGCGTTTGAGTTCATCCGCCATTGGCTTTACTCCTTTCCACCTTCAGGTGATAATCAACCATTTGATAAAAGAGCAACGGATCGCTTTTCCAGAGTTCCTCTTCACTCAACCCGATCGTATGCGCGACATACAGCACACTCGCCCACTCTATTTCATCAGTTGGGCTTTTAGCTGCTCGCGGGAGGCGGTTTTTTTTTGAAACGCCTCCATACGGAGTTGGAATTCTTCGATGAGTTCCATCAACGTGTCCTCTTCCCCGATCGGGACCAGGCGCAATGCGTCTTCCATCGTCACTTTCTTCCCGTTGGAATACATCAAGGCATAGATGAGTTTAGCGGCGATGTCGATCCGGTCTTTGATGTTTTCGGAAGCGAAGTCCGCCGTGAACAACCCTTGGTCCCCCATGCTTTTCAAGGTGAGGAAATTGACGTTCATTTCGATGGTCTCGTCATTGGCGAGTTTGATGAATTTGTTCTTCATGGTGTGCTCCTTCGTTGTTCGTTTATCAAGGGGTTGATTAGACCCCGTTGGCTGCCGTCAAACCGGCGGCGTTGAGAATTGGAGCGGCGAAGAATTCCGCTTCGGTCAACCCGGCCGGGAAATTCGTCATGTCGCTTTGGACATAGGTTTTGATGTTCCCCGCGGCATCGAAGGCGTACGCCTTGATCGTGAGGGTGTCATTCTGTTCGGAGAACGATTCTTCCGACGTGCTGATATCATCGGTGTTGGAAACCAACTGACACTTCGGGAACCATTCGTAGCGGGCTTTCCCACCGTCGAGCAGTACGACCTTCCCGTAGGCGAAGTACGGACGATCCGTCTGCGCACCCGAGAGCACCAAGCCGCCGACATCGACGGTTTCCCCGCGCATCTTCGCCAACGTTTCCGCGACAAAGGCGATGACCTCGATGGCGACTTCGACGCTCGAGGCTTTCGAGATGGTCTTGTAGTCCTTCCCGGAGGCGCGAACGACGGTCGAGTCCGCATTTTCGGTTGTCTTGATCGACTTGACCGTCTCCGTCTTCTCGATGTTGGTTTCAAAAACCAACGGATTGACTCCGGTGGCAAACGCAATGTATTGCGCTCCGACCGATTGTTTAATGTAAGGCGTTTTACTTGTGATGGCCATGCATTACCCTTCCTTTCCAAGCCCGAGGGCTTTGATCATGATGGCGTGATACTTGTCTTTGTTTTGTTCCCAAACCGGACGCAGATGCGTTTTCGGCAACATGGTAATCGTCCCGCGCTCCACCATCGGACCGTAGTATTTTCCCCAGCCGACTTCCACTTCACGCCCTTGACGCCGAAACGTGAACGAGTCCACCAGATGGGTGTACCCCGGCTTGAGGATCTTGGATTTCGGTTTGGGTAGTTTCTTGAGGTCCTCGACCATCGCTCTGGCGCCTTCCGTCAAAGCATTCGTGACGTTCTCAGTGCTTTCGGAATACTGTGCGAGGAGGCTTGAGAGTTCATCGAATCCGGAATTGAAGTCATCACTCATCCCAGCAGATCCTCGAGCACATCGAGTGAGAAGAACGAGTGGATCATCCGCGTCGGTGCGCTGATGGCTTCATGTTGTACCGAAGGCAGCGCCCCGCTCGCATCCAACTTAGTGAGAAGTTCGATCAGTTTCGAGTGTCTGGGCGTCTGCGAGAAAAAGGAAATTTGATAGGTCACGACGCTCGTGTAGGCATTTCCGCTGGCATTGAGAAACTCCCAGTGGTATTCCCAGTACGCGATACGCGGCAAGGAACCGACAACGTCGCTCTCCCCTTCACTGATTTCAATGCCGGGTTTCAACGATTGAAGCAGCGCATCGAGTTCTTGTTTCGTCATAAGAGTTCATTCTCCTTTTTGTATGGGATTTGAACGTTGACACAAGTCAGCTCCGTCTCGATGTATCCTTCCGGATCTTCGGCCTGTGTCGCATTGTGAACCCTGTGCTGTTTCCCGTCGAGTTCGATCACAGACAGGATCTCGTCAAACAACGTGGTCTGCGAAACCATCAGTTTCTTGGTCACTTCAAGATCACGCGCTTGGTAAGCGACCCGCGTTTTGTCATAGATCGACAGTTCGCGATACCCCATCGTGACCCCCGTGTCCTGAAGGAAATCCGTCCGAAACGACGTCTCGGTTTGCTTGAGCCGATAAACGCGCAACATCCCGTCATTGTAGACGGGAAGGCGCTTAGAGGTACTTAATTTGCGTCGCATAGATTTCACCGGCGTACACCGATTTGAACTCGGCACGGGCTCCGAAGTGGGCATAGCGCATGTAGTCTTTCAACAAGGCGCGCGAGGTCAGATCGGTGCTAAAATCGATTTCTAGATGCTCGACCAAGCCGTTCAACATCGCTTCCCCTTCCTTCAGGTATTGGATCAACACACTGTCGGGGATGGAGGTGGCGATGTTGTTCTCGGCGCGAAACTCGGCGACCAGTGGGGCGATGCTATTTTGTTCCATAATCTGACTCCCTTCTATGTGGAAAGGCGTAGGATCGCTCCTACGCCTTCACTCATCGGTTGACTAAACGACTTCCTTCGTGTTGACCGGAGCCAGGATCGTATTGGCGACGACGACACTCGGGACGTATTCTTCAAGCTTGGTGACGTCAAACGGGAAGGCGATGTTGTCATCGGCGGCCATCCCGTTCCCCAAGGTACTGGCGATGACCAGGTCGACGTTATCCAACGCCTTGGTTTCCTTGTACGTGGTGATCTGGATGCCGTCGAAACCCATCGTGTACATTTTCGGTAACACGAACGCGGCTTTCCCTTGCGCGTGGTTGGCATCCGGAATGACCGTTAGGTTCTTGAACGAAGAAACCATACGACCTTCCTTGTCGTAGAGCGCCGGCGCGACGTAATCCGCTTCGTCGGCCGGATTGCAGACGAGATACATCTTGCTGACGGTGCGCTTGCCGTTGTTGGAGAGCGCCTTCTTGACCGGTGCCAACCCTTTGGGGGAGAAGTTGGTGATCGCCGTGCTGAGGGCGCGCGCGGCATGTCCGGCCGCGATCGTACGATAGATGCCGATCGGTCCCTTCGCTCCGTCCCCGTCGAAGAAGCCGGCGGCGATGCCGTCCCGCATGGCTTCCTTGAGGATCGCCGTGAAGTACCGGTCCACAAAAGGCAAAGCCAACTTGGTGATCGCCTTAGGGATCAACAGCAGCACGTACAGGTTGTACATGTCGATCTTGAGCGAGGTGAAGGAAGCATTGAGTTCGGCGGTCAGGGACTCCGTGATGGTCGCCCAAGCCGCCGCTCCGCTCTTCGAAGCGCTCAACCAGTTGGTGACTCCCGCCGGTGCGAAGTTGATCAGTTCGAACAGGTCGTTCTCTTGTTTAAGACCGGCCAGGGTATTGTCGATGATCGTCGTGGGGATGATGTCGGCTTGGCTTGCGGTGATCGTCTGGCGGAGATTGGGAAGTTTTTCATAGAACTTCGTTTCCTCCTCGGACAGATTGCGCAATCCCAGCGATTTCTTATAAGCCTCGTCAAAGGCTGCGCGGCGAGCCTCCTCCTGCGTTTTTTGAACCAAGTCGTTGTGGTAGGCATTGGCAACCTGGTCGATCGCTGCGAAGACGGCTTCGGAGCGGTCCATCGACTTGTCGTTGAGGGTTTCAAGGACTTTCGTCTTGATTTGTTGAGAAATGGTATCGCCTTTCATGGCTATTCTCCTTTCGTGCCGAAGTAGTTGCCCCAGATGGGATCCGGGTCTTCGTGCATGGGCGGCGTCGCCGCGGACTGCTGATGCTTCAATGCCTTCAATTCCATCACCACTTTATGAAGATAGTGATGTTCTAGCGACTGCGTCGGTTCTTGTTCGAGTACATGCGTCGCAAACCCGTACTCCAAGGCTTCGTCCGCGGAGATCCAGGTTTCATCGTCCATCATCTTCTTGATTTCCGCTTCACTGAGTTTGCTGACGGCTTTGTAGACTTCCACGCTGGGTTGCGTGACTTTCTCCAACGTATCCGCCATCTTCTTGAAATCATTACTGTCGCCATAGGCGATGGTCGCCGCGTTGTGGATCATCAACAGGCTCGAGCGCGGCATGACCCGCTTTTCACCCGCCATGAAGATCACACTCGCCGCAGAACAGGCGAACCCGTCGTTGGCCGTCGTCACTCTTCCCTTGAAGGACTTCAACAGATTGTAGATTCCTAGTCCTTGTGCGACTTCCCCGCCATAGGAGTTGATGCGTACCAACAGATTCGACGACTTGACTTCTTTGAGTTCTTTGGCGATATCGAAAGATCCAACATCCGACTCTTCCCACTTCATCGAGGTGATATCGCCGTGGATCAGCAGTTCGGTCGTGTCCTCCGCATCGCTTGAAAGTTTGAACTCATAAAACTTTTTCACTATTTGTCACCTCCTTTCCCGAGATTCAGCGTGAAGTTGTGCTCGTTGGCCCAAGGTTCATCGATGGGCTCCAAGCCCTTCGCAATTCGCAGATCGTTATGACTGTAGCCACATCCCATCAACTTGTATTCACTGTCGGCCGTGTCGAAGAAATCGGTGTGTTTCACACGCGACTTGTCTGCTTTGACTTTCTCGCCGGAGAGATATTCCTCCTTCGAGACCCATTTCGCATTGATTTCATCTTCGATGATTTCAAAGATCGGGTCGCAAGCGAAGGTGATGAAGTCGTCGATGGACGTCGATTTTTCGGTCTTGATCCCGAAGTAGACATCTTGGGGGATGTGATACGCGAAGGCTGCCGCGATCATGGTTTCCTTGAGCAGGCCTTGGACATCGGACGAGGTCTTGGCGTCGCCACTATTCAGCGAGTCCACCATGACGGTCGAGTCGATGTTGACCGCGCGCACTTTCGGATCGCTCAGCTGACGTGCCAACATGTCCGCGTAATCCTGACCCTTGAGCCGTTTCCCAGTCTCCGCGGACTTCACTTCCGTCCCGGTGGCTTGCGTACTGACGCGCCAACGCTTCGTGTTGCGCTCTTTGTAGTCCGAAGCGGCAAAGGCCAACAAGTCGCCGATCTCGCTGAAGTAATTCGCGAGGTAGTGTTTCGTGTCCCCTTCGCCCAAGGTGAGATACAGGCAATCGCGAGCGCTGAAAGCCTTGTATCGATACTCAACGTTCCCGACCCGGACATCCTTGAAGGAGCGCGGATACTTCACTTCCTCGCCCTTACTGAAGGTGTCGGCCAGATAGAACCCGTTGTCATCGATGACGAGGGCTTCCCCTTCTTTCAGAAGTTGATGGATGACGTTGTTCCAGAAGACGGTCCCGGTTTGGTTGGGGTTCGGTCGGATGTTGAGATTGTAATAGACGCTGTCTTTCGTCGGCAGAATCTTGCCTTCTCTTTTCCTATAGACCAGAAACTCGGCTTTCGCAATGACCCGCGAGATCATCGTGACCGCCTTCTCGATGGCCAACTCCTGAATCCTTAACCGATCCGCCCGTTGTTGAAGTATCCACTCTTCACTGGCGGTCGGGGGACTGATCGAACCGTCCGGTCGGGCAATCAGAAAATCAAAAATTCCCATGTTACCTCCTTTCTAGATGTAGATGGTCCGTACATCCAACAGTTGTTCGGCGCTCATCCCGGCGGCGAATGCCATGAACGGGTCGTTTTTGCGCAATCGAGGTTCAATCTTGAAGAAGCTCATGTTGCCATCCGACCCGACTTTCAACCCGGTGTTGTTGATCGCCCAACGCCACATGGCGCTTTTCTCCGCAATGATTTTCTCTTCCTGGAGATAGAACAAGATCGACGGAATGGTCATCGCCAGGACGGATGAGTAGTTGTAAATCATGCGAACCGCCCCAAAGGGATTCTGTTTGCTTTCCACCGAGAACCCATAGGCTTCAAAAGCCTGGCGGACCAGGCGGAACTTGTAGTTGTCCATGACGATCTTGACGATTTGGTATTGATCCACATGGTCGTAGATGTACTTGGCACAGAGTTCGGGATCGATCGTCGGCGCGTCCACGAGCACGAAATCCATGAACTCGTTTTGCCCGATGCTGGCGAGATCGAACTTGATGTCACGGTAGAACGGGGATCGGGTGTTGACCCAGGTCATCCCCTTGGTGTAGATCATCCCGTCTTTTTTGAAGATGAATCGGACCGAAGCGAAGTCGCGCAGATCCGCATAGTCGAGTCCTACGACCGTCAGTTCGTCGGTGAAATCCGGGAACTCGCGCTCGATCCTTCGTTCGCTGCCATCCGGCAACTTCTCAACGAGGTAATTGGTGGCGATGACCTTCTCGAACTCTACGACCGCCGTTTCGGCATTGATCCGCGGAAGATTCATACGCATTGTGATGAATTCGTTGCGAAGCCTGGGTGAGACGTTCATCATCTCGTAATCCCGTTGAATCTGACGCTTGAGTTCGGGCAGGAACTCCATGCTTGGATTTGCCTTCTCCCAAGCCTCGGGCTTGTCAATCTCCGCCTCCTCGTCGATCTTGCAGATGAAGGGGAAGATTCGCAGATGCTTCAGTTCACCGTTGAGAATCTGCCGACACAATTCGAGCATCTGATCCAGAGGACCTTCCCGCACTTCGCCGTTGGTGGTGATGATGAAAGTTCGCGGATGCTTGATCTTTCCCAAGCCCGATGTGAACGTCTTGATCTGCGAATAGTCGACATAGGTGTGGTACTCGTTGAACAAGATGGCTCCGGTTTGTTTGCCGTACTTCGTCTTGGCATTGGAGGTGTTGTAACGAAGGATGGATTGCGTCTCGCGATTGATGATCTCGACTTTGTTCCAGTAGAACAGGCCGCGTACTTTCGCAGCGTTGGCCTCCAGCATGTTGTACACGACGAGGTAGGAGTTGTGCGCCGGGTCCTCTGCGTTAGCCACGATGTCGACATGATAGTTCTTGATGCCAAACAGCGGGGTCTGAAAGAAGTTCATCAACGGCATCATGAATCCGTCCTTGCCATTGCCGCGACCCATCATGAAGAGAAAGTTGTCGAAGACCGGATACCCTTCCGCATCGTACATGAAGACAAACGCGTAACAGAACTTCTGATAGGGGAAGAGTGGATAGTACCAATGCTGACAATACTTCAGACAGTTGCGGTACGTCGTTTCATCAAACGTGATGTCCTCACGCGCCAACAGTGGCAGGATGATGTTTTTGATCAGCAGCTTCCGCTCGTTATTCACTCGTTGAGGATACTGTTTCACCCAAGCAAGGTAGTCCTCAATCTCCCGGCAGATAAACATTGTCGCCACTGCTTTCTACGATCATCGGTTCCTGCATGCCTAGATCATTGAGGATCTTCAGCATCTGGGAGGTGACCTTGAGCACGTTTTGAACCGACTCGTTGGGCTTGAGGGAAGCATGACCGTTTCCGGTGGATGCCTCATAGCGTAGCCCCTTCTTGCGGATGTCCTTCTGCAATTGGTCCTTGAGTCGGAAGTAGTAGATGTAGTCGTCGACTAGGTCTTCGTAGTGTTTCCCGAACTTGTTGTTGGCATGAAGTTGGTTGACTAGATCACTCCGGATAGTCTCTTCAAGCACCTTGAATTTAGATTTTGCCATCGGATACCCCCTTCTCACGCGCGAAAACGCGAAATAGTTGTCGAATCAACT